GCTGACGCGTTAAGGAGAAAATATGTGGTACAGGGAAGGTACTAAAACCTTGATCAATGGTTCTAACATCGTTACCGGTGTCGGCACCAGTTGGTCTAAGGCTGAAAATGGCGTTCTGCCGGGCATGATCTTGCTTGGTGAAAAAGGCGAGCCATACGAAATTAAGTCGGTTGAGTCAGATACATCGCTTACCCTCGTAGAACCTTACGATGGCAAAAACGTGAACGACACGCCATGCCGCATCATCACCACCTATCAGGGTGACATCAGTCAATTTTCAGCGCGCTTTGCGGCTCAGTTGCAACGCATGAATATTGATTCAGGAGTTATTCGCTCTTGGCTTACTTCGGGGCAGGATGCCCAGCTGTTGGCTGAGGATGGAACTCTGATCACGCTGAAGGCTTTGCGTCAGATCATATCTGAGCAGGAAGGGGCAATGGCTTGGTTTTCCGCAAACAAGGATTCGATCCTGAAGGCCGCCGCTAACGCAGCAGCTGCTGCTTCAAGTGCGTCAGCAGCATTGGCATCCCAGAAGGCAGCAAAGACTTCAGAGACAAACTCAGCGGGATCAGTAAGTGCGGCTGCATCCTCCAAAACGGCAGCGGCGGCTTCCGCAACCAAAGCGGCAGCGTCAGAGAAAAACGCTAAGGCATCTGAAGTTAACGCCAAGACATCCGAAACTGCCGCAAGTGGTTCGGCAATCGCTGCAGCCACCTCAGAAACTAGCGCAAAAGCCTCCCAAGACTCTGCAACTTCCTCTGCTGGAAAGGCTGCAACTTCAGAGAAGAACGCGGCAGCATCCGCCACCAGCGCAGCCAGCTCAAAAGGTTCGGCAGCAACGTCGGCAACGAGTGCCGCCACCTCCGCAACTAACTCTAAAACATCCGAGAGCAACGCGAAGAAGTCCGAAGCAAACGCGAAGGCTTCTGAAAATGAAGCAGCTGGTTCTAAATCCGCTGCGGCGGCTTCAGAGGCTAACGCCAGTACCTCGGAAATAAATGCTGCATCGAGCGCGACTGCGGCTAAAGCATCTGAGACCAGCGCTGCCAGCTCAAAGTCGGCTGCGGCCACCTCTGCTACCAACGCTAAATCTTCAGAAACAAACGCAGCCAGCTCTAAAACAGCTGCGGCCACCTCTGCATCGAATGCGGCCACCTCTGCATCGAATGCCTCAACCTCCGAAGCTAACGCAAAGAAATCAGAGACAAATGCAAAAGCGTCTGAGAATGCCGCAGCGAGTTCAAACTTTAATGCAGGCAAATCAGCGTCAGCTGCTAAAACCTCTGAAAACAATGCTGCCGCCAGTGCCTCATCTGCTGCGGCATCGGCCAAGAGCCTCGATGCCGATAACCTATGGACTAAATCAGCTTTAACAAAAGCAGTATTGGTCGGCTTAGGGGTGGCTCCAAGTGACACACCATCCTTCACTGGCGGTGTTGCCGTTGCCGGCACTATTAAGAATACCGGAGAAGTGCAAACTACAGCCGCTAACTCATACCGTATGGTTGGCAGTAACTACGGCTTATTCCAGCGCATTGATGGTGCTAACTGGTACATGATGCTGACCGACCTGAAAGACAATTATGGAACCTATAACGCCTTCCGCCCGATTTCTATAGCGCTTACAAGCGGCAGAGTGACTATGGCAAATGGTTTGAGTGTAGCGGGTGATGTAAGGCTCACTTCAGGCCTATCTGTGACGGGAGCACTTAGCGCCTCAAAAGGGGCCATCGTGAACGCGCCGGGAGCTGGCGCGGTGGCTGACTCGACTGGTGCGGCGCTATTTGTGAATGGCTCTGCAAATGATGGCTCTCAAGGTGTCACGATCAACAGCTATGCGCCCACGCTGTCCTTGATTGATCGTAGCGGGTCAAGCGCTGGTTTCCGCTGGCGTGGTGACGGCAACTGTTTGCGCTTAGATGTCGATAATCGTGACAATGGCGCAACATGGAATAGCGATATAGTTCAGATTGACGAACAGGGTCGATTGAGCATTGGTGGTGTGGTAACAGCTGATTACGCTGAGTCATTTGCCTATCGGGATCAGTGGAAAACGAAAGCCCCTTTCTTCAATGAGTTTTCTTCGAGTGGGGCAAGCGAGTATCACCCACTGGTGAAGCAGAAAGTGACCGTAGGAGATAAGAGCTATGTAGCTTCTCTCGGTTGGCTGGTTAATTCAATGGTGTTTGAGTTGGGCATTACTGACCAAGCAGGTAACACTAAAAACTTCACATTCAGACCTAATGGTGAGTTCTCAACACCTGCCAGAGTGTTGCCTGGAGATTATTCCAACTTCGACACCCGTTATTTAGGTATCAGCGCGAATGCGGCAAGCGCCAGCAAATTAATCACGGCTCGTAAGATTGCAGGCAAGGCTTTTGATGGCACATCTGACATTGCGATCAGCGCTGGTGACGTGAAGGCGTTACCTAATACTGGAGGCACTGTAACCGGCCAGGTGACCGTTGCAGCAAATGGCGCCGCTCTTGTACTGAGACGCTTGGCGGCTTCTCAGGCGGTTTACCTCATGGGGCGTGACGAAAAAAACGCTGCACGTTGGTACGTTGGCAATGGCGGCACGGATGATGTTGTTACCATTCACAACTACATCCAGAACACCACCTTGCAGCTTAACGCCAGTGAGTTGTACACCAACAGAAACATTCGCGCAGCCGGACGTTTGACTATCAATGGCACTGGCGAATCGAATGCGGTAGTAGGCTCAGGATCTGCCGACGTTTTCCTGCAAAACACAAAGTCCGGCAAGTATCTTCAACTTAAAGATACCGGCGATCTGATGTACTCAAATCAGAAGATTTATCATGCAGGTAATAAACCTACAGCGGCAGAAGTAGGCGCTTTGTCTTCATCGGGCGGCCAGGTGAGTGGAGAGGTAGTTACCACTTCAGCTAATGGCTTCCGCATTAAATACGGTTCCGTCAGCTCATTCTTCCGCAGCGATGGTGCTAATAGCTATTTCCTGCTCACAAATTCAGGCGACCAGGATGGGGCATGGAATGGGCTTCGCCCCCTGGCTTGGAACAACACTACCGGTGTTGTGACTATGTCTCACAACGTAACGGTAGGCGGCGCTTTAACTGCTAACGGTGGGATTGTGTCGGGCAACGTTATCAATGTTCCGACGGCCAGTGGTTCATGGATCAGTATGCGAACCGGCACTGCTTTGCAAGGTAATGGCGCTGTAGACACCAGCTCTGCCGCAGCAGTCGTTCGACAGGAGCACGCCGATCGTCATTACGTTTTGGGTGGCCTGGGCAACTCTCAGTTCGGCATCTATATGATCAACAAATCGCGTACTGACAATGGCACTGATGCGTATGCGTATCTGGGTAGCGATGGCACTTGGACGTGTAGTGGCAATGGTAACTTTAACGATGTGTACATCCGTTCTGACCTCCGCAACAAGCGAAACATTAAGAAGATTGATAGCGCACTGGACAAGCTGGAGAAAATCGACGGTGTTCTTTACCAAATTCAGAACATGGATGGGTATGATCAATCAGCTGGTCTCGTTGCTCAGCAGGTGCAGGAAGTGCAGCCAGAGTTGGTAACATCAGACATCGATCATGCCACTCAGGAAGAGCGCCTGCGTCTTAATTACAACGGCGTCATCGGAATGTTGGTTGAAGCGGTGAAAGAGCTGCGCGCCGAAGTTAAAGAGCTGAAGGAGGCCAGATAATGACAGTAGGATCTGGGTGGATTGGCTCAAGTGCAGTTGGGGAAACCGCTCAGCGTTGGATGTCGGCCGCAGGGCCGGCAATCAATGTCGGGGTTCCTTTTTGGATGAGCACATTGGCAGGCAAGAGTAAAGGGGTAAAGTTGACAGTGGCGCAAAAGCAGGTGGGAATTTTGCCACCTGGCGTTCGTGGGCCTCAGCCTTTCCCGATTGTAGAGTTTGGCTATCACAAAGCGCAAGGTTTTGGTGGTATTACAGGAAACTACAATGGCCGCGAAATTATTGCCCTATATTCAAGCACACAATTTGGTGGTCTTTTGTTCCAGCTAAGTGGCGCAATGTCAGGCTCGGTCGTCATTAAAATTAACGGGGCGGCATTTACGTTGCCCTATAACTCATCATTAAGTGCCTATGCGATTTCAAGTAATAATGCGGCCTACACTGCTTTGCAGACAAGAGTAGGCCAAACGGTCGATGTGACTTTTTAACAGTGATAGTAGGTATTTGACTACTAATCTGTATCAAGTAATGGATAATGCACCCATTCAAACCGAATGGGTGCATTATAATGAAATGTTTAAACTTATCCTTCCTTGCATTGGCTCTTGCCTCGCTAACTACTACTGGCTGCGCCGGACTTCCCGGCTCAAAAAGTGAGAAAGTTGATTGTGTTGCGAAATACATCTCTGGAACCTGGCCTGGTGGCGAGCACTGGGTGAAGGTTGACGAACGTCGTGTTAATCACGTTGGGCATCGTTACGTTCACGTAAGAAGTGATTTAGTCCTGCACTTCTATGGCCGCTGGCAACGAGAAGAGTTGTTCGCTGATTACCAGTGCAAAAAGGCAGGTGCGGTATGATTAAACTAGGCTCAAAGCTCCTTGTCGCCGCTCTGGTTTTAAACGTGGTAGGGTGCGCAGATCTGCAAAATTTCGAGAGACACAAGGTAAGCTGCTACGGTAAGTACGGTTCGAACTTTACAGGCTTTACCCGTTATAAGTGGATAAAGATTGACGCTATCAGCGTCAGTCAAAACGGCACTCGATATGTTCACCCAGAGCCAGACCTCGATGTGAGTTTCGAGGCCAATTGGGTCTCGGACAGAGTGTTTAAAGAAATCCAATGTGACCCCCATCCAAAATAATCCCCAAAAGCGCCTGTTGGCGCTTTTTATTTGGTTGTTAGCTACTTACTTTCTTGTTGCATTTTGCTACTATTTGCGCATATCGAGATTTGACTTTTCATGGAGGAAAAAATGTCAAATGAGATGGGAGGCGTGACACCAGACCAGGTGGAGCGCATTGCCCAAATTGTCGCCAGAGAGGTCATGGGGAACTTGCGAAAGGATCTCCGTGATGACATCGGCGCAGAAGTGAAAGCACAGCTTGGGGCCTACTTTGGTGACATGACTGCCGCCCAGCACAGCATCCAGCACTCAAATCTGGTAAAGCTGCTTATGCGGTTAGACAGCATCTCAAGGGGATTCTTCGGGGGCATCATCTCAAAG